GCCGTTTTTGAACTTGAATGTGATCTCGAAGCCGTCTATCTCCGCGACTTCTAAGCTCGTCGCGAGCCTGTCGCTGTATTCGTCAGCGGGCAGTGGTTGGTCGCCCGACCTTTGCGTTTGCTGTGCGAATTCGTCCTCGGTGTCCTTGATCTGCCGCAGCAGCTCCTTGTGTTGTTCTTCGTAATCCTCGCGCTTTAGATAGCCTTTTGCTTTTAGCCCTATCAGCTCCCGTTCCTGCGCGAGCAGGTCTTTGATTGCTTCGCATAAGTCCTTGATCTCATGCGGCTGAAAGCCCGCCGACTCGTTGTATGCCGATAAAAACAATCGTTTGAAATCCGCCTCGCGTATGTTATGCCCGCCGCAATATTGACGCCCGTGCTGGACGTAGGTGTAACAACTCCATATCCACCTTTCGTAGGGCGTGTTGCGGTTGTTCTTGCGGTGCTTGTAGCTCTTGCCGCATGCCGCGCACTTTAGTTTGCCCGTAAAAGGCGAGGGATTTGTCGGCGACCGCTGTGCCGCCGCTCTCCGCTTCGCCCGTATTTCCTGTACCTTTTCCCAAAGTTCCCGCGTCACAATCGGTTCGTGGTTATGCTCGACGTAGTATTGAGGAACTGTGCCGTCGTTTTTGATCGGCTTGAAATTCTCACAATATTCCTTTTGTAAGAGCGCGTCGCCCATGTACTTTTCGTTTTTCAAAATCCGCATGACGCTTTCCGTCGTCCAAAGGTCCGTGCTGTATTTCCGCTGCACGCCGCGTTCGCTCAAGCTCCGCGCGATCCGCTCGTAGCCCTCGCCGTTTGCGTACCGCTCATAAATTTCCCGCGCGATCGCCGCCTCTTGCGGTATGGGGGTGAGTGTTCCGCCCTCAACTTTGTAGCCATATAAATGCGATAGCTCGACGCTCCCGTTTTGAAACCGCCGCCGCGCCGCCCACTTGACTTGCTCGCTCATGCTTGTCAGCTCGCCCTCCGCGACGAGCGAGTAGATCGAAATCATAAAGTCGCCCGCACTTTTTTGTGTGTCGATATTCTCTTTTTCAAAGAAAACGCCCACGCCTATCTCTCTCAGCTCTCGTATGATTTTCAGCGTTTCAAGTAGATTGCGCGCGAAGCGGGCGATGCTCTTTGTGATGATGTAGTCTATCTCGCCGCGCTTTGCCGCCTGTATCATGGCTTTGAATTGTTGTCTGAGCCTCGCGGTCTTGCCGCTTCTCGTATCGGCGTAGATGCCCACGAACGCCGCGTCCTTGTCGCTCTCGATGAGGGCCTTGTAGTAGTGCGTCTGAAAAATGAGACTGTGTTCTTGCTCCTCGGCTTTGGTGCTGACTCGGGCGTATGCGCACGTTCGTATTTTCTTTGCCATGTGGGTACCTCCTTTTGTTGTGTACGATGTTTTCCGTTTCGGGGTTTGAAAAGGCTCAAAAAAATATCCTGTCCCCGCCGCGTTGTCTGTACGGGGGGGACAGGATACGGAATTTTTCGGTAAAGTCAAGGAGGTTTTCGTGTTTTTAAAGATTTTTTACGCCGCTTGAAATCTCTCACGGCACTTTTGCTCGGCCAACTCGTAAACCTTACGGCTGATGACGTTTGCCTTGTAAAGTTTGAGCAGTACCGCGCTTGCGTACAAAAACTCAATACTATTGTTTTGTTCGGTCATCACCCGTGTCCTCCTCGTCCTTTTTGGCAAATTGCTTGAAGATTTGGTTTGTACCCGTCGCCGCCAAACCCGAAGCTCCGCCTATCAAAAGCGCGGTGAATGCGTCGCCCGCCGGTATGAGATCCGGACGGGCAAAAAAGGCGATGACGCTCACAACCGCGCCGAGCGACGCCGCCATGATCGGTATCAACCGCAGCACCTTTTCGTTGTGAGCCACCGCCTTTTTTAGAAGCGTGATGCCTCCATATACAATCGAAACGATGATCGGTACCGTTACAAAGTCTGCTGTGCTCATTGTTTTTCCTCCTCTTATTTTTGGGCGTTACGCGCTAATAGGTAATTGTACATTTCGCGGTCTACTTTGCCGTATTCCTTGAGTGCGGTCGTGATTTCGCCGTTGGTCTTGCCGTCCCGAAGCGCGATAGCCGTCGCCTCGGTCAAATGCCCGACCGCGTTGATGCTCTTGATGATCAGGACGTTTTCTTTTGCTTTCGCCTTGTCTCTTTGCTCGTCACGGGCGTCTTTTTTCTGAAACCATCGATGTAATAAAAAGAGCGCGGTTCCGCTGACCACGCTCCCTAAAACGGAAACCATCATTGCTAAGATCTGCATGCGCTTTCTCCTCTTTACACGAAAATTAAGGCGGTATATTCGTTCGCATTGAGCGTCGCGCCAGTCATTATGTCGTTGTTTAGGTTCAGGCAGACGGTATGCATTGTCGTTCCGTTGAAAGCGCCGCCACCCATGGTCGTAACCATTCCGAGCCTGTTTCCGACCGTGACTCCCGAGGGAATATCCTCGTTTGTGATCCTTGCGAAATGAGTCCAATAGGCAATGCTTGTGGAAAGTGTAAAACGCAAAAATATTCGTCCGTGCGTCGCGCTTTCTTTGACATAATGTCCGCTGATCGACGAAACACCCGCCGCTAAATGACTGAACGTTAGGGCTATTTCCGCAGATGCGCTGTCGACTTCGCGCCACGCGCTCCATATACTGCTCGTCAATACGCGCACCCACCGTTCAGTCGTCCTGCGCTTATAAAGCGTTTGGTGGATTTCGGTACTGTGATAAAAACGGCGCACCTCTAAGTACGCCGTGTTGTAATTTGGATTGCCCGTATTCCATCCCGTGGGAAAATTGTTTGCCGCGTCCGTAATCGCCGTCGGTACATTGTATAGAGTGAAGCGTCCCTCGTAGACAAAAGTATTTAGGTCTATATCTGAAGCCGCCGTGCTGTAATTGTATTTGAGCGCGGTGTCGCCCGTCGGCAGGGGCGTCGCTCCGTGAACCGACGAAAGCTTCACGTGCCCGTAGTTTGCAGCATCGCCCGCGCCGTAGGTCGTCGTGGCGGTTGCGTGGCTCGTCGGCATCCGCGCGTTGCTTAAGCGGTTGTCGTTCCCCTCGCAGACCGTACCCGCCGCCGATCCGAAGTTTTGATTGAACGCCGTATTCTTACTGAACGCAGGCTCGGCTCCGACCTCGCTTGCCGCGTATGTCGGTTTGTTTGCCGCTTTCGCCCACGCAGGGACATCGCTTGCCGGCATACTCGTCGGCTTGTTTTGTAGATAGGCATCCGAAGCCGCATTTGTTTCGCTCCAATTTGCCTTGACGTTTGCCTGCGCGCCCGCCGCGATTCCCGCGAGCTTGTTTTTTTCCGCCGTGGTGTAATCCTCGGTCGAAAGTCCTTTGCCCGCGGCCTTATCGACCTTGCCCGCTTCAGTTGTTTGCGCCCGAATGGCTTCAGCCTGTATTGCGCTTGCGTTGACTTGCTCCGCCGCCGTCGCCCGCGTGACCTCCGCCGCGATAGACGTCGATAAGCCGCTTTCTGCCGTTTGTGCCCGCGATGTTTCCGTCGTGATAGCAGCCGAATTTTCCGCACTCTTTTGAAACAAGCCCTTGATCTTGCGTACCAGCGTCCGGACGACACTCTTAAAGCCTAATTGCACAGTCAAGCCGAAGTCCGCCGTATCGGGCGTTAGGTTGATTTCGTCTGTATCCGCAACCTTTAATGCGCCGTCGCTGTCCCGCGCCACGATGGTTTCGTTGTCCTGATGCTGATAGTGGTCTATATTGAAATCCCATGTATTTGTCGCGCCGTTAAAAATCGCCGAGCCGCTATGTTCGGGGTGTGTCATCGTAAAGTCCGAAATCCAATATAAGTCGCCGTTTTCGTTGCCCGTTGTCGGCAAATTGCCCTCGTCAACCGTTCCCTTGTAAATCGTGCCGTCAATACGCACCTGCTCTGCCACTTGATTGGTATATTGTTTTGCCTCCGAAACTGCGGCGGGGATTTCCAGGTCTATTCTCGCGCCGAGTGCGGCTTCAGCCTGCGTCGCTCTTATACCCTCCGCCACGATCGCCGTCGTGTTTTGTTGCTCCGCTGTTTGCGCCCGCGTCACCTCGGCGTTGAAGTCTGCCCGGAGCTCGGCTTCCGCGCCTATGGCCCGCGCCGCTTCCGTTGTGATCGAGGACTGCAAGTTGTTTTCCGCGCTTTGCGCCCGCGTCTGCTCCGCCGTGATAGCCGCCTGCAAATGGCTTTCCGCTGTTTGCGACCGCGCCGTTTCGCTCGCGAGATCGGAAGCGATAGCGAACTCAGCCGCTTGCGCTCTGGCGCTTTCGGATTGTACCGCCGCCGCGTTTGCCTCGTCGTCCCGGATTCGTGCGACGCTTTCATGGCTCAGCGCGACTGTCAAATCGCTTTCCGCCGCCACGGCGCGTTCGGTTTCCGCCGCTATTGCCTGGGCAATGGTTTGCTCCACTGCTTGCGCTCTTGCCGTTTCAGTTGCAAGAGACGCCGCGAGGGCGCTTTCCGCGCTTTGCGCCCGCGCCCTCTCCGCCGCTGTTGCCGCTGCGTTCTCGTTGTCGCCTGCGATGCGCTCGGCGGTTTCGTTCTCAAGCGAGGCGGTTATATCCGCCTCCGCCTGCGTTGCCCGCTCAACCTCCGCGTCAAGGGTTGCCGCGAGGACGGACTCCGCGTTTTGTGCCCGCTCGATTTCCTCCTCAAGCGCGACTTGTAAATTGTTTTCCGCCGCCGTCGCACGATCGACTTCCGTCGCGATGTTTTCCTCCGTGTGATTTGCCTTTTCGACCGCTTCTTGCGACTGCTCGCCGGCTTTCTCGGATTTTGCGACCGCCCGCTGCGAATTGAACAATGCCTCCGTGCTTTGGTTATAACTCAAAATCAAAAGGTCAGGATTGCTCCTCGCGTGTTTCTTGAAAGCAAGCACACCCTCTAAAACGTCAATCGGTATCACCTCGAACGGTACCGTCGTCATGCTCTCGTCGGGCTTGTATGCGATGAACTGCATTTTCAACTCGCCCTCGGTCGTGACCTCGGTCGGAAGCGTAAAGTGGAAACGGTTTTTATCAAACTCGGGAGGATAGCTTTTATATTCGGGAATATATAACGCCTCCGTCCATTCCTTGCCCTTGCTGTTGACAAAATCCACACGCTTGCTGTCATTCTCGTATTCCTCGGGATACAGCACCGTAATTTCCGTTGCTGAATGCTCCGCTGTTATGACAATGTTCTGCCTGCGGTTGCTATATATGAACCGCCTGTTAGGTAATAGTTTTATGTAAATATTATTTTTATGCTCCATTTTTTCTCCCCGCTATTTGTTGCTGTTGAGCACCTCGAACACCGAGTGCAGCGCAAAATAACACTCGTTTGCCCGCCTGTGGGAATTGCTGTAATTGTTGTCCGCTTGGTTGATTTTCCATCCCGAAATGTACATCAGGTTACCGTTCAAAGTTGCCTCAAGGCTTACAAACCCGTAGCTTGTGTTTGCTTGTCCGTTGACTGACCGGAACCAATACAAAGCGGGGGTGTCCTGCGCGTAGCCTAAAAACGCGCCGCGCCGCATGGTGAGCGTTACCCAATATTTATTCGCACAAGTCAGCATTCCTTGTATGATGATCATATCCGAAGCGTCGGTCGGCGTTTGAATGGTATATGTCGCGTTGCCGCTGAGCGGGAATGCGTTGTAACTTGTATCGCCGCCATGAAGCCTGCGCACCCTTCCGTAGGTCGAGTCAATCGCCGCGTTTAGGCTTGCTGACAGCGCGTTTGCCGTTCCCGCCATCGTGGCGTAACCTGCGTTCGTGGCGGTGGTTGCGCTCGCCGCATTGGTAGCGTTCTCCGCATGGATAACCCTTAGCGGCTTTTCTATCAACACACGCTTGTCCGTGAGCATGATCGTTGAAGCGGTGACCGTGACCATATAAAGCGGAAACTGAAACTTACCGCTTTGCTCTACGAGTAAATTGTCTTGCCTTGGTGTCCATGCCGAACTGCTACTCAAATTCGTTGCCTTTATCTCATATTTGTTCGGTAGCGTCGCGAGGTCTATTTCGGCGTAAATGTGGACATAGTTCGTCGAACTCGGCATGATAAAATTGATTTGCGTTTCGGTATCGCTCGCGCCGAAATACCCGTGCGCCGTCATAAACCCGCTTTTGACCACCACGCCTCTGTCCACAACCGTCGCCGCGTATTCGTTATACTCGCCGCGTATGATTCCCGATGTGTGTCCCGCGAGAAACTTGTTAATCCTCGCATCGAGGTTCGGCAATATCTCGTTTTTTCTCGTTGCCGCGTCGCCGATTCCTTTTAGATAGTTCGCCATTTTGCCTCCTCCAACTAGAGCCTGCTAACACAACCGCTCAACACCCGTTATCCGTACCCTTTTTGCACCACCCTGCGTTGCTTCCCCTTGAAATACCTGCAGGTATTCCTGCGGGAAAGCGCCTTGTTTGGCACAAAAATGGCACGAATCCCGGATATTTCGGGTTGTGTTAACAGGCTCAAAAGCGGCCCGTCTCCGAGCCGCCCTTATTTTTTCCTATATCTCTTGTCTATATATTGCTTGAGCCGATCCGTGAAGTCGATCCGCATTTTACCGAACAGACAAGTGATATACGGGTCGCCGTGACTGTATTTCAGCCCCGTAAAAATACTGTTATACTCGCGTCCGTCGTATATGATCTTTACGCCGTCGCCGTACTTGAACGCGAAAGGGTCGACGAGGCGCTGTTCCTTGCTCAATTTATATTGAATGCAATGGTTATAAATATTGCCGGAAAGCTCGCTCGCCGCTACTTCCTGCGGCGTGTAGCCTTTGCTCGCGTCGTAGCTTATGTATTTTGTGTTTACGGGCAACAATCTTCGACTGTCAGCCGCGCTTACGGTGATTGTATGATTCTCAAGCAAATAGTAAGTCCCCAAAATCGCGCCCGTGTCCGCGTTGAAAACCACCGCTTTGTTGTAGTTCGGCAATTCGTTTTTATCGAACATCGGCGTGCTGAGCTTGATGTTGTCCTTGATAACCCAACCCGACATTGCATTCTTGATGATCCGGCACACGAGCTTGTTTGCCGTAAAGTCTATGTCGAAATCAAGGTATACATTGTGGTGATCGAACGCCCACTGTATGAAGTCCGATAGGTGCAACGTGTTGCCGTCCTCCGCCCAAACCGCGCCGTTCGCCGTCCCGTGCTTTTCTATTGCGAGCGGCAGTTTTTTCTTTGCGTCGTCCATCGAAACGAACGCGAGCGTTAGTATCGTTTCCATCGCCGCCGTCAGCTCGAATTTGTATCCGAGAGTCCCCGTATATTTGAAAGGGTTCAGTACGGTATCGGCGAACAGCTCTTTCGGGTGCTTAAAACTGATCGTTCGCTTTGTATTGTCCACCGCCGTTATCGCGCCGATGAATGTCTTGCTGACTCCCGAAATCCCGACGATGATGTCACCCTTTTTTGCGAGCGTTTCGTCTGTCAGCATCGCTGTGCTTGCGTTGTTGCTCAAATAATCGGCGTCTATCGTATACCCGCGCAAAACTCCGCCGTCTACAAAGCCGAGCGTTTCTCGGTCGTAAATCCTGTATTGCTCCATATTAAATAAGCTCCCTCTGCAAACTGTAACTGAGCGTGACGCGTCCGAACTGGCTGTTCCGTGCCGTGAATAAAAAGAGCGACTGGCCCGACGGTATGGTGATAAAATTGCTGTATGCATAGTCGCGCTCGCCCAAATAATAGACGTCCTCACGGTGAAACCCACCGCCGCTTTGCGCCGTGTAAATGCTCGCCTCTTGGTTCGCGGGGGCGCTGTTTACGATTAGATGACTGCCCATGTGCAGATAAACGTCATATCGAGCCTGCTCCACGATCTCGTTGTTCTGCAAAAGTCTAAATAGCGGCGTATCCGTTTCTGCCTCGATTGTCACTGTGCAATGCGTCGGCAAGTTGCCTGTATTGTCTATGCTGACCGCCACGTTGTTTTGCCCGCCGTAGTAGTACGGATAGATATACGGGTAGGTCAAAGCCTCCCCGAACGGCGCAAGCTCAAGTATGATGACTTGGTCTTTTTTCCAACGCGAAAGTGCGGCGAATTTTACATCGCAAATCAGCGCTCCGGTCTTTACATCTATTTCGTCCTTTTTTAGTTCCTTTATCAAAACGAGCTTGTACCATTCGTTTGCGCTGTCAAAGTCCGGCTTTTGCTCTGCCGTCGAGTAGTAAAGCCGTAACGGATCCGTTGTTTCAACGTAGCCCAAAAACTCCGCGAACGCCGAAAACTGCGCGTAGTCTTTGAAATACAGCTTGCCGCTTATTTCCGCGCTTTCGAGCTTTACATTTTCTATGAACGCGACTCGCTCGACCTCGAAGCTGTCAATCTTGGCCTTTACGCCCAAGCCCTGCGGGGCACCCATGAAGCTCGCGCTTGCCGCAAACGTGTCCGCCGACAAGTCCCAAATTGCAGAACCCTTTTTCAACCAAAACCTACGCATAAATGCCACCCCCTTACTTGCCTGCAGCGGCTTGCCGCCCAAAACCGCCTCATATCTTACCTCCGAGCGAAGCGTTTATTTTGTCGGCTAAGTCGTCAGCTATCATTTCCGCTGCCTCCCCCGAAATAGGCGTGTCGCCGTGCGCGTTGATGTTCACGTCGTAGTTGACCGTTTGCGTGTTGGTGTTACTGCTCGTCATCGAAACGGTGCCGCCCATATCCGCCGACATAGAGTTGTATTGCTTTTGCATTGCGCCGAACTGCTTTTTCTGTTTGTTCAGCTCGCCCGTAACGTCTTTGCTCTTGCCCGCAAGCATAGCGAATAAAAGCACGACGATTAGTATCGCCGCCGCCACGGCGATTAGTATCGGTTGAAGCGGTAAACTCGCCGCGCTGACCGCACCGACTCCGCCCGCCGCGCCGTAGCTCGCGATCGTGATTGCCTTTACCACGCCTATGATCGCCGTTATAATCGCGATCACCTTCGGCAGCAAAATTATGAGCATGAGTAGAAAAAATACGACGTTTAGCTGTGCAGGACTCATCTTTGCAAACCAGCCCGCTATTGTGTTCAGTATCGGAATGATAGCAACTTTCGCGATGTCTATCAGCTCCAAAATCAAAGGCAATAGCGCGACCATAAGCTCCGCGCTTGCCGCCTGTAACTGTTGCTTTACGCCGTCCATAGCGTCGGTAACCTCGCGGGCTTTTTCCGCGCTTTCGGTCGAAACTAAACCGTTTTCTATGAGTGCGGCGTTGTACTCGCGCACCTCCGCGTTTGAGAGGGCGGCGACTTCGGCGACGTACATTCCCGTATTGCCGAACAGTATGTTCGCGAGCATCGCCTGCTCGTTTTCGTCGTTTACCCCGCGAAGGGCGGCTATTACCTCGTTGTATACCTGCGCAAGCGACTTTTGCTTACCCGCACTGTCCACTGTAGAAACGCCGAGTTTCTCTAACGCGGCGTTATAGTCATTGCCGCTTCCTTTGGCGAGGCTTGTCATGACCTTGTTCATTTGCGTTATAGCCGCGTCGTAGTTGTCCGCGCTTCCCGTCGCTTTTTGGTAAAGGTTGCGCTGAAGCTGTAATTGCTCCGCGCTTATTTTGAATTGCTTTGAGGTCTTATCAAGCTCGCTTCCCGTTACCGCGAATGCAGTTGCCGCCGCTCCGAGCGTCGCCACTAACCAGAGCGCGATCTTGCTCAGCTTTTGCGCCGCCGCCTGCGCCTTGCCCATGTTCGCGGTGAGCTTATCGAAGCCCGCGGCCGTTTGGTCGAGCTTCATTTTCTGCGTCTTTGCGATCTCGTTGTTTAGGCTCTTTACCCCGTTTTCCGCTTTTATGACCGCAAGCTCTATTTTGTTGTATTCTGCCGCGCTTATGTCCCCGCGCTCAAACGCCTTGTTCGCCTCGTCCTGTTTTTGCTTGAGCAGAGCGACCTTTTGGGTAGCCGTGCCGACCGACGTTTGCAGGGCGGTCATTTTTTTGTTTACCGCTTCGGCGTTTTTGCTGTCGAGCTTTAAAGCCTTGTCAAGTTCCTTTGTTTCTTCCGCGGAAGCTTTCAGCGTTTTGTTTAGCCCTTTGACCTTTTGGTCTATTTCCTCTAAGGAACGTCCGATTTCCGTCGCCACGCACACCACCTCCCGTTATGTTTTCAATTTGTCCTCAAACCTCCGCGCCGCCCGATCGTCAAGCCCTTTGAGCTTTCGCAACGCTTTTGTTATGAAACGGCGGGGCTTTATCGTACTTGTCCCGCTGTTTAGTATGTTCGCGATCTTAGCGTAAGGGGTGCCGTCTGGCGCGTTGCCCTCGTGTTCCAAGCGGTAGCCGTAGCGGTTGCCCTTTGTGATTTCGGTCTTGCGAAGGCTCGCTTTAAGCCCGCCCGTTTCGCCCTCCGGCGTGTTGTCCATAAGCTCTCGCTCCACGCCGTCCGCCTCGATGTCAATTTGCTTTTTTAGACTCTCGATCGCTATGTCGCCGACCTTTTCTAAATCCTCGAAATACGCGCCTAACGCCTGCGTTAAGCCGTCGTCGTAGTCGCTCATAGGCGCGTCCTCCCGTTTTTGGTTAGCTCCGCCACGCTCATCGGTGCGCTCTTGCGTATGTTTTTACCGTCCGCCGCGTGAAGTGTCGCGTTGTCTATTTCCGCCGTGTAGTTCAGTAAATCGAATAGAACGTTCAATCCCATATCGCTTATATGAACGCCCACGCCTGTCTTTATGCTTGCGTATAATAGTTGTGTCGTGAAATCCGCTTCAATGTCTAAGCTAAAGCCCACCTCCGCTGTATAAGCTCTTTTTCTTTTTGTCCGTTATGAAAAGCGCGAGGAACTCCATCAGCTCCGAAACGACCGCCTTGTCGGCTATCCAATGCGGCGGTATCTCAATTATTAAATCGGTAATGTCGGGCTTGGTGGGGTACTGCGCCGTAGCCATAAGCGCGGCGATAAAGTTCAAAACGAATTCGGTATCGAATTTATAGTCGCCGACCGCTTCGAGCAGTTCCTCTTGCTCGGCTTCGGTCAGCATTGCCACGTCCGTTATCTCTTTTATATTTAGATCGCTGAACTTTTTTACCGTTCCCGCGTCCGTGCTGTTTTTGGCAAACGCCACTATGTCGTTTAGCAAATCGCGCCCGAAATAGCTTTTATATAAAATAAAAGTCAGCGCGTTCCCGACGAGTTTTATCTGCCCGCCGTTGCCGTCGTCCATTGTCTTGACTAATCCGTTCATGTGTCCTCCTCTTACGGTAGGGTGCTGTCGGGGATGTAAACCGCCGCCTGCGCCTTGCTCCATATCGTTTTGTTTGTTTCGCTGTTTATAATCGTATAAGTTGCCTGTTGGTCTTTGTCTTGCTCGTCCTTGTAGGTATACGGCGCGATCTTGACGTTCAGTGTTAGGTCGCGTATCGTTTTTCCGTCAAAGCTCACGCTGTTTAGGCTTGGCAAAGAAAAGTTCGCCTTGTAAATCGTGAACATCGATTCACTCCCGTCGCCGACTTGGCTGTAATACCCGAACGCGACTTGTTTTGGTTTCGCGCTCTTGCCGCTTATCACGACCGCGCCGTTTTTGTCAACGCTTACGTTGAAAAACTTTGAATATACGCTGTACGGCAGCACCGCAAATTTGACCGTTCCCTCGCCGGTGACTGCGCCCGCTAAAGTTATAAAAGCGGGGTTGTCGTCGGCGTTGATTTCCGTTACCTCTTGCGCGAATTCGAGCTTGACCTCGACGAGTCCCTCGTGGTAAATTTTAGCCCCGAATGTGCCGTTCGCGAGTAGCTCCGCCGCGAAAAACTTACGGTTTCCGACCTCGTATAATTGGCTAATGTCTATTGCTTCCGGCATTGTGTTGCCCTCCTCTTAAAAATATTGTTTTGCTATAAAATAAATTTGGTGATAAAGCCGCGTGTCCGGCTCATAATCCTCGCCCTGCGCGTCCACCTCAAAGCCCGCCTCCGTCAGCTGTTCCTCTAACTTGACGAGTGTTTCCGTAAGTAATTTGCTTTCAAAACTGCTTGTGCTGAAAACGTCCACCTGCGCGTAAAACTCGCGCCCGATGACCTTGTCGTCTGCTCTGCGCATCGGATCGCTCGCTATAACCTCATAAACGAGATAGTTCCCGATTTGTCCGTCGCGGGACTTATTGTAATAGTAAACAAAATCGTTCGCTCCTGCATCCGTTTCCTCGGTGCCGAGTGTCAGCCCGTCCTTAAACCGCAAGATTTTGAACATGGCGCGAAGTTCCCGCCGCCCGCGTTTTCTTACGTTACTGTTCGTTATATTCCGCATGGTCGCAAACCTCCGCCTTTACGCGCTCCGCCCGTAGTATCAAATCGCGCTCGTACCACTCGTAACCGTCAACGCTTTTTATGACAAACGTGTCCCCGCGAAACTCTAAGTAAAGCCCCGCCTTTATGCGCTTGTTGTAGTTTATCTTGAAAAGAATTGACTGCTCCGCGCCCGCCGCCTTTGCCGCGAATTTTTCTCGCTCTGACAGCTCTCTCGCGTATGCCCACAAGCCGTGTATATCGTGAATATATCGCTTGACCTTTATTTCGTTGCTGTTTAGATCGCGATCCGTTTCCACGCCGTATACCGATATTTTTTTGTCCTTGATTTCACTCATGCCCGCCTCCCTCAAAACGCCGGCTTGCGTATGTCCGACAGCATTGCGGCTACCGTTGTTTCAAGTTCGGTTGCCTTAAACTCGCCATTGTCGCGGTGGAAGTAATATTGCCAAGTGCAATATAAAACCGCCGTGCGGCAAATCTCGGGCGTCTTTTTGTCAATCGGTCGCCGCAGAACCTTTTCGACCGTATGCTCCGCCGCGTTTAGAAAAACGGCGAGAAGCGCGTTTTTCTCCTCGCCGTCTAAGCCTAAGTACCGCTTGACCTCTGCTACCGTTACCTTGTTCACTCGGGAATGTAACGGGTAGCAATTTCAAAGGCGTATATAGTCTTGCCCTCCGTGTTCCCGTCTATAGTCAACGCGACGCGGTCGAGTTCGTCGTGCGCCAAAAAGTCGGCGGGTATCGACACGAGGAACGCACCCGTTTCCTCTAACCCCACGCCGTCCGCATCGACCTCTGTCCAGTCCACGCCCGTGAGGTCTTTGGTCTTGAACGCGATTGCTTTCTCGGTGTCCTCTCCCTTAAAGCCCTTTGCCGTTACCGTCAAAGGCATTTCGGACGCGCCGACTAAAAAGACCACCGCACTGTTTTCTGCCATCGCAAACTCGGGCGACGTGACGCTTGCCGCGCCGCCCTCGATTACGGTTACCTTGGAAAATAATTTGTTACCCATGTCCCTGTCCTCCTCTCTTAGTCCCTCGCCGCAAGGGTTACGAACGGCGAAAGCGTCGCGCTCCCCTTGTACGGTGTAATCGGTTTGTTCCATATAGGTTGCCCGTCGCACCTGTAAATGAACCGGAAAACCTCCTCGTCGTATAAAAAGCGGCAATGAATGCTCGACTGCGCGTTTATGCCACCCTTATCGGTCAGCAAATATTGCGAAATATCCGCAAGCAAAATGTCGCCTATCTCGCCGAGTGCCGAGCATTGCTCGAGCGGCACGACGGGTCTGCCGAAAAGCGTCGCGTAAGGCGCCTCGGAAAGTCCGCCCGCAGGAATGTAAACGGGCTTATCGCCGATTTTTAGCGTATAAAGCAACGGCTCCAACTCTTGGTTGACGTACCATGCGCTGTTAGCCCTCGAACGCCCCCAAAGGCGCGACCATATTTTGATCAGGTTTTCCACGGTTATTTTCTCGGTTTGTCCCGCCTCTAACGCTTGTACGACGAGTGCCTTGCTTTTCAAAATGCCGAGCGGCTGTCCCGCGCCCGTGCCCGCAACCATCGCATCGTCAATCTTGAATGCGAATTCCTCCGTGAACGCCTGCCTTATGACCGACTCCAAAGCCGCCGCGTCCTGCAAGAGCTCGTCCGTCGCGTAACAAAGCCCCGTCAGCTTTTTAAGTGTCAACTCTATCTGCCTAAAACTCGGCTTGCTCGCCGTGAGCGCGTCCGCCTCTTTTTCCCAGAAAGTCTGGACGCCGCCCCAACGGCAACCGTCTTTCCTGCTGTCGTCGTCCACCGCGTTGATTTTTAGCCCGTTGGCATTCGTCGAAATCGGCACTTTTCTCGCCTTGCTTGCGAGTACGCCCGTTTCAAAGGTGCGCTTGAGAAGTTCCGCGACGAAATCCTGCTGTACCAAAAATCCGCCGTCCGTCGGGTTGGTTTCGTTCAAGCCGCTTGCCGCTCTCGTCGTCAAACGCTCATCCACTTTCGCACCCGGGGCGGAACTATGGTAAATGGCGCGTAACTGTTCGCCGAAACTCTTGAACGCCCTCGTATCGTCTGCGGGGTTGTTCTTATAGTTGCGTTTGTCCGCCGCGCTGTCCCTGCCGTCCTCCGTTGCCGTTTCCGCGAGCCTCGCCTCGGTAATCGTCCCGATCGCCTCGCTACGCTTTATGCTCTCGTCGGCGCGGGCAAGTTCGTCCTCGAACGCTTTCACTTGCTTGTTTTCCTCGTCGGTCAAAAACCTGTCCTCCGCCTCTGCGCGGGCAAGGATGCCGACTGCCTGTAAGCGCAAATCCTCACGCTTTGCTTTTAATTTCTCGATTTTGTTCATGGTGTTTTCTACTCCTCTTTTTTGAATTTTGATTTTAGGCGTTCAAATTCCGCCTTGCGTTTTGCGTCCTCTCGAGCGCGTTTTTCCTGTTCTGCCTTGTGCGCTTTGTATGCGTCAAGCGCATTGCGCACCCCCACATCCGTGTCTAAATAAGCGGGGAATGTTACAGGGCTTACGTCGAAAAGTCTGACCTGTTCGAGCGTCCGCACGTCGTCGCCGTTCTCGACCGTCCATGTGTCTTTCTCGCAAATAAAGCCGAAACTCATTTGCGAAACGTCGCCGCGCTTTATGCTTTCCGCGAGATCTTTCGCCCACTGTGTTTCGGGCGGGTGTATGCGCACAAGCAATCCCTTGACCGTTTCCTTTAGCTCGAGCGTCCCGGCTCGGTTTCGTCCTAAGACATAGTTCGGGTCGTGGTTCCACAATGCCCGCACGTCGTCGCGCTCTAAGCTCGCCTTGAACGCGCCCGCCCGTATCTTTTCTTTGAACGGGAAAATCGCGCCGAGGTCTTGGCTTAGGCTATCAAAAATCGCCGCGTGTCCCTCTATGACGGGCAAGCCGTTTTCCTGCGCGTCAACCCTCAACTCGGTTATCCCTGCGCACCTTTGTTCTCTCGTGCTCATTTGGTGTTATCCTCCTTTGGCTTTTTCACCTTTCGGGGTTTTTGTTCTTGTGGCGGTGCTTGCTGTGGCGGTGGCTGTCCGTCCTTGCTTTTCTGCGGCGGCTCGCCGCTTGGCACTGTCATGTTTCCGTTTACGAGGTAAACGTCGCCGCCCTCTATCGGGTTCATATCCTCTAAACCGCGTATGTCGTTTGCGGAAAGCCATCCGTTCTGCCTGCCTATCGCGTACCCCTGCATTCGGCTCGTATAGTCGCCGCGTAAAAGCCCGTCGACGTTAAACCGTGCATAATATGTTTTGCGCTCCCACTCATTCAAAAGGTTTTTGTAAATCGCTTGCTCAAACCGAACTATCCACGGGCGCAGGGTGTGTTGCACAAACTCGATTGCTTGGTGCTCTATGTTTGAAAACGTCGCCCGGTCAAGGTCTGCTATCATGTGCGGCGGGACGCGGAAAATGCGGCAAATCTCGGCGAGCTGAAACTTGCGCGTTTCTAAAAACTGCGCCTCGTCAGGCGGGATTCCGATTGTATGGTACTTGACCCCCTCCTCCAAAACCGCCACGCGGTGTCCGTTCCTGCTCCCTTGGAACTGCGCGTTCCACGCCGCCCTTAGTCGCTCGGGGTCTTTGACCACTCCCGCCGTTTCCAAAACGCCGCCCGGTCTTGCCCCGTTCGAGAAAAACTTCGCCCCGTATTCCTCCGTCGCCATCGTCAGCCCGATTGTTTGCTTTGCCTGCCGTATCGGGCTTATGCCTTTTATCCCGTCGATCGAAAAGCCCAAAACGTGAAAAATCTCATGCGCCCTGTATTCCTTGACCGTGCCGTTCGGGTTCGTGTATTTATAAAAAATCTTGTTGTCCCTATTTCTGCCGACCTCCATGTTCTTTGGTCGCAAAAACCACAAACCCCTGACATGCCCGAATTCGTCCCGCTCTATTTTCGCGTATGCGTTGCCCCACAAAAGAAGCGACGATAGGCAAGCCTCGCGAAAATTGAGGCTTGTCGTTTCCTCGTTTGCGAGGTCGTGCAAAACTCCGTACAGCGGGTGGTCACGCGCCCTGTTCCGAACGCCGCCTTTTTCGCGTATCAAATGAAGCGGCAAACTCGCTATGCTTTCGGATATGACCTTGACGCAGGCGTAAACTGCCGTTGTATTCAGTGCGGTGTCCTCTGTCACGCTTACGCCCGCCGCTTCGTCGAGGTCGGTGCCGCGTATGAAGTCCGCTAACTTTTGGTTTGCCGCCGCGTCTGTTTCGCCGCTCCGTCGCTCTTTTTTTCCGAATAAGCCCATCCGCCCTCCCTTTGAACGCAAAAACCGCACCTGTCCGAGTGCGGTCTTGTCGTCGTTATTCTTTTTGTTGTCGTTATGCCTCGATTTCGAGCTCAATGCTCCATGACCCGAGTTCCTCATATCCTTGAAGCCTCGTAAGCGCCACTAACGCCTCGCGTATCTCGTACCACGCTTTGTTTTCGGGTGTGCAACCTGCGGCAAGTTCGTTGTAACGCTCTACCGAAATCGGCATATCGATGCAAGTTTCCGCCGTTTCGTTCCCGCGCATCATGCGGTATGTGATTAGCACCTTGCGCACGGTGTGCGTGTCAACCCTACTGTCCGTACCGGTGTCCTTTTTCATTTTTTCCATTGTGTTTTACCCCCGTGCCGTTTTGGTAGGACAGACAATATAAGAATTTTACGCCGAAGTCAAGGGCTTTTTCGCAAGGGTTTGAACATTTTTTGAGAGTTTTTTATAGTATTAAAAGGTCGCGTCCGTCGTAAATTTTGCCGCTCCCGCCGCCCTCGTTTTTGAGTGCGCGGTCGAGTGCCATGATCAGCGCAACCGCGCCGTCTATGCGTTCCGTGCTCTTTGACTTATCAGGCTTTATGTTGCCAGCCTCGTCCGTCTTAACGTACACGTTATCCATCATCCAACGAAGCGGCGGGTTTTTGCCGTGCGCGATTTTCTTTTCCAGAACTAACCGCATGAGTTCCTTTGTCGGCGAGTTCATTGAAATAAAGCCCTGCCGAAACGGTACCGTCGTAAAGCCGCGCCCCTCTAACCGCTGTATGGTATGCGTCGCGTTCCACATATCCGCCGCAATCTCTCGTATATTGTAAATTGAGCCGAGGTCATCAATGAACTGCTCTATAAATCCGTAATCGACGACGTTGCCCTCGGTGGTTTTTACGTGTCCGCGCTTTTCCCATATATCGTAGGGGACGTGGTCGCGCCGCACCCGCTTTGCGAGCGTGTCCTCGGGTACCCAAAAAAACGGCAGTATCTTGTACGGCTCGTCCGCCTCGACGGGCGGAAAAACTAAAACGAGTGCCGTCACGTCCGTTGTTGCCGAAAGGTCGAGCCCCGCGTAACAAACGCGCCCGCGCAGTTCCTCCGCGTCTACGGTTGCGTTGCAAGCGTCCCACGCCTGCATCGGCATCCAGCGCGTGTGCTGTTTGACCCACTCGTTGAGCCGCAGTTGCCTAAATAGGTTTTCCTCGGCGGGGTTGTCCTGCGCCTCGCGGAAACTCTGCCGCAACTTATCAATCGCGACCGTTACTCCTAAACTCGGATTTGCCTTGTACCAGTTTTTCTCGTCCATCCAGTCGTCGCCGTCGTCAAGCCCGTATATAACGGGATAAAAACTCGGGTCGATTTTGCGCCCCTCTACTATGTCCCGCGCCTTTTGGTGCACCTCAAAGCAAATGCTGTTACGGTCTATGCCCGCCGTTGTTATCAAAAAGAAGAGCGGTTGCCGCCTCGCGTCGCCCGACCCGTGAAGCATTACGTCGTAAAGCCCGCGATTCGGTTGCGCGTGTAATTCGTCAAAAATAACGCCGTGCACGTTGAGTCCGTGCTTCGTCGGTGTTTCCGCACTTAAAACTTGATAAAAACTTCCCGTGCTCGGGTATGTCAACCGCTTTTGCGATTCCAACGGTTTGAGCCGTCCTTTTAGGCTCGGGCATTGCTTGACCATATCGAGCGCGACGTTAAAAACAATGCCCGCCTGCGCTTTATCCGCCGCGCAACCATAAACCTCCGCGCCCTGCTCGCCGTCCGCGCAAAGCAAAAACAGCGCAATCGCCGCCGCGAGTTCCGATTTGCCCGCCTTTTTCGGCACCTCAATATATGCCGTGTTGTACTGCCTGCTCCCGTCGGGTTTCAGCGTTCCGAATATGTCCCGAACGATTTTTTCCTGCCACGGTAAAAGTGTAAAATTCTTGCCGTACCATATTCCTTTTGTATGCTTTAATTGGTTTATGAAAAGGACGGCTCTATCCGCCGCCCTGCGTTCCTTTTGTTTGTGCTTGCTCTCTCTCGCCACATTCGCTTATGCCTCCCTTATTACTTTGTTGTACGGAATCTCTTGCCCGTCCCGAATGAGAATAACGCCCGCGTCGCTTTTTGCCTGCGCTATATACCGCTTGACCGTCGCGTCGCAATAGCGCGGGTCTAATTCTATCGCGTAGCATTGCCTTTCGAGTTGGTCTGCCGCGATTAGCGTTGACCCGCTCCCGCTGAAGCCGTCGTAAACAAGCCCGCCGTGCCTCGAACTGTTGTATATGAGTTCGGCGCAAAGTTTAATCGGTTTCATAGTCGGGTGCTCCAAACTCCGCATCGGGCGGTCATGCCTTATGACCGTTGTTTTTGTTTCCGCAAACATCTTTTCTAAAAGCTCGCGCATTTCGTCTTTGGTGAGTTTCTTACCATCAAGCGGGGATTGTTCCTTTATGGTGGTTTGCGTTCGGTCGTTTATAAAGTAGTGCCCGCCGTCCGCCTCTTTCCAACCGTACAAAATCGGCTCGTGCATCCATTGGTAGTCCTGCCGCCCCATGACGAAGTGGTTCTTTATCCACACGAGCGTCTGCGAGTATTTGAAGCCCGCCTCCCGCATCGTTGCCATAAAGTTGACCGACTCGCGGGAACTGTGAAAAACGTATATTCCGCCGCCGCCTTTCAAAACACCGTATGCCGTTTTATAAAACGCGAGCAAAAAGCTACGGAAGTTCTTGTCGCTCATTTTATCGTTGATTATTTCCGAACTTTCCCGCCCGCAGGTCTGTCCGCTTTCCTTGCGGTGTTCGACTAAATCATTATAATCGACATTGTACGGCGGGTCGGTAACCACAAGGTCTGCCCTCTCGTCGCCGAAAAGCCGCGTTACGTCCTCGAGTTTGGTGCTGTCGCCGCAAAGAGTTTTGTGCCCGCCGAGCCTCCAAATATCACCGAGGCGCGTCAAAGGTCGCCGCTCCGCCTCCTCTAACGCTTTGTTCTCGTTGAAGTCGTCCTCGTGCGTGTTTTCTATCGCGCCCGCACCGAATAAGTCCGCGGTTTCCGCCGCGTCAAAGCCGGTTAACGATAAATCGAAACCGCTTTGCTCTAAGTCCTTTAATAGCGCGGTCAAACCGCTAACGTCCCACTCGCCGCTGATTTTATTGAGCGCAATGTTCAACGCCTTTTCCTGCGCCTTGTCTAAATCCACTACGACGCAATCCGCCTCGGTATACCCGAGGTGGCGTAAAACCTTTATGCGTTGGTGTCCGCCCACAACGTTGCCCGTGCGCTTGTTCCAAATCGCAGGCTCGACGTACCCGAACTGCTCAATGCTCCGCCTTAATTTCTCAAACTCGGGGTCGCCCGCTTTCAAGTCCTTGCGCGGGTTATATTCCGCCGCCCGTAAGTGGTCTATCGGTATTTTTTCTATGTGCATTTTGTTCCTCCGTTGCTCTATATTCTATGCCGACAAACTCGCAAACCCGCCGCAAGCCTAACCCGCCCTTGTCGAAATCGCGCAGGCAGTATTCGTATAACTTCGGGTGCGTCCGAGCCATCTGCTGTATGCGGTTTGGCTCTTTTTCAAGGTGGCAACCAAAAAGGCAAAACATACAACCCGTGCGTTCTAAGCCCGTTGTCCTATATGTTCCGTCCTCGTCTTTGACCACCTCGCCGTAAACCGACGCTATTTGTAATTTATAAAAATCAGTGTATTGTAAGATGTCTTGCTCCGTCCAAAACGAAAGCGGCGCACTCCGCGCCCGCCGTCCCTCAAACGAATTGCAACCTATTTTGAGCCATGCGTCCGTACGCCTGCGGCTCTCAACCGCGAGCGTTCCGACATATGGTACGAGTTGCCCCGCTATGCCGTATCTTGCAAGCGGCAATTCTTTTATGTGCTCACAGCAATCGTCGCTTATCTTAAAAGGCGCGTCGGTCAAAAACCGCCACTTCTTGTACAGCCTTTCGCGGAACTCGTGCTTTGTACCGTCGCGCTCCGTGCCCGTCATCCGCTCAATCGCCCACGGTCTGCCGTTCCTATATCCTTTTATCGTCAAAGCCACGTCCTTTGAAATCACGGGGTAGCCGCACTTTTCTATGACCTGTCTAAACCTCAATTTCGGGCGTATCATCGTTACGTTCTCTATCGTTTTGACGTGCTCGACGACCTCGGGGTATTCGAGCCCCGTATTTATAAAAGCCGCCGCCACCTCGGGGAATTGTTGCCTCACTAAATGCAAAAGCACCGTGCTGTCCTTTCCGCCCGAAAACGAAATGTAAACCCTGCCCTCGTTCCTATGAAACCATTCGAGTATGCGCGTTTGGCTTATCAGAACTTTTCGTTCCCACGGTAAATCTTGTAATGCTTTTAGGTGTTCCCGCGTATATTTGTCTTCCATCCGCGCCTCCCCGTTATGCACTTGTGTCTGCGGTCGCTATCAGCTCTGCTTTCTTGCCCGTGAATTCCTCGAAGCGGCGAATAGCCACGTCGCAGTATTCGGGCGTTATCTCGACGGCTCTGCACCGTCTGCCCGTTTGTTCGCAGGCGATTATCGTCGTACCGCTCCCGCTGAACGGCTCTAAAACTATGCCGTCCTTGTCACTGTGCATTTTTATGCAACGCCACGGCAACTCGACGGGAAACATCGCGGGGTGCGCCCTGTTCGCCGTTACGGTGTTGATTTCCCAAACGCCCGCGTAGCCCCATTTTTTCCGTTCCTCTTTGGTTAGCCTTTTGACGAATTTGTAACTGTGCCCCGCGTATGCGCTGACCCACGCGTACTCTTGGTCGTTGTATTCGGGTTCCGCCTGCTTGCCGAACGCCGTTATATACTCGTACTGCTGCGCGGGCTTGTTCGTCACGAGGTGGTATGCGCCCACGCCGAAGTTAATCCCTTGCTTTTTCCATATCCTTATCCAAATAGGGCGGTAACCGTTTTCCTTGAAAAAATTCGCGCTGTAAAAATTCGTCGGTTCAATGAACTGCGTCCCCGTACTGTAAAGGTCACCTAAATTCCAAACGACTATATGCGCATATTTCGTTATGTTTTTGACGACGGGCTTGATGAGTTCGAACCACGGCTCTATGCCCTTTTTCTCGTATCCCTTGCCGACCCCGTAAGGCGGCGAAGTAACCGCAACCTGCGCCCGTTCCTTGCCTATGACGCGTCGAATGTCCGCCTCGTCCGTGCTGTCCCCGCACAAAAGCAAATGCTCGCCGAGCCGCCAAAGGTCGCCGCGCTTTGTCGTCGCGCCTTTCGCTTTAATGTCCTTTAACGCCTGTTCCTCGTCGAAGTTATCCTCCACCGCGTCCTTGCTGTAAAACTGATTGAGCAGCTCGTCCACCTCCGCTGCATCGAAGCCCGTCATAGTAACGTCAAAACTGCTTGCCTCTAAATCCGAAAGCAAAGCGGCGAGTTTGTCGTCGTCCCACGCACCCTGTACTTTGTTCAAAGCGACGTTCAAAGCCTTTTCGCGCTGTTCGTCTAAATCAACGACCACGCAGTCGATTTCCTTTTCGCCTAAATCTTTGAGTACCGTCAAGCGTTGGTGCCCGCCGACGACGTTCCCCGTTCGGCTGTTCCAAACTATCGGCTCAACAAACCCGAATTCTTGAATGCTCCGTTTCAATTTTTCGTACTCTTTGTCGCCTGCTTTGAGCGTAATGCGCGGGTTGTATTCAGCCGCTTTGAGTTTTGTTATGTCAATCTTTTGTATGTTCACGTTGTCCCTCCGTTAAATTTTGCCGTTAAGAATTTGCTCCATTATGTCCTCGTTGTCCCGCTTGCCGACGGGCACCTCGCAATTTTCTTTGACGATTTGGTATATCCGCGCCCACAAATCGTTTGCTCGTTTTAGAAACCTTTCACTCATTCCGACGTAAGGCGAGGCAATCGGTACGTTGGTCGTCGGGTGCTTTGCCAATAACCCGAACGCCGATATGCCCTCCTCGCATTGAATGTACCTCGCGACGCTCGCCGCGTACTGTTCGATTTGTTCCTTTGTGATGAGGTGGTCGCACTTCCTATCCCTTATCCATTTGAACGTGTCCTCGTAAACCCTGCCCGCGACGCTTTCCCGTTGCGTGTTTTTGGTTTGGTCGCCCAGCCAGTCGCTCGGCGGCGGTATGTCCTCGCCGACAATATCACTCATCGCCTCGTTCGGTATATATTTGATTTGCCGCCTGCCCGCGTTGTTCTCTAACTTCTCGGCAAGCGGTTTTCTTTTTCTGCCCGCGCCTACTCGCGCGCCGCCTTGTGTCGCCATTGTCTGTTCCTCCCGTATTTTGAATTGGGGACGTTTCGGACTTGATTTAGGGAAGTTGCCCGCTGTTTTTTCAGCCTTGCAACCGTCTTTTCCCTCTAAAAGTATTGTTTTATCTGCTAAAACCGCCTTTTTCGGCGGTTTTAGACTGCCCCTATACCTATGTTTGATTTCGCGACGCGCTCACGCGGTACTCCGCCCCGCTGTTCGTCCGAGCGTCCGGAAGGATTGAGACCCCCCTGCCGTTTTGGTTTGGACTCATTTTGAGTCCAAACCTCTTTTTTATCCGTGCTTACGGTTATGACATGCCCTGCAAAGGCTTTGCATGTTCTCGCGGTCAAGCCTCGCTCCGCCCTCGCGTATCGGCTGTATGTGGTCGGCTATCTCGGCGGGCGTTGCCCGTCCCGCTTTCAAGCATTCCGCGCACAACGGCTCGCGCCTTAACTGTTCCCGCGCAAGTTTCCGCCACGCTTGACTATTATAAAACCGCTTGCTGTCCTCGTTCCGTCCGTAACGGTTATATTCCCGTACCGCTTGCTGTTTGTGCTTGTCGCAGTACCTCTCGTGTGTCAACTCGGGGCAGTTCGGGTATGCGCATGGCTTTTTCGGTTTGTATGGCATCCGCGTTCCTCCGCTTATGTTGACAATAGAAAAGGGGCAGTCCTGCCGCCCCGCTTTGCGCTCCACGCGCCGTTTATTATTTTGCGAGCCGTCGTCCGTCCCTTTTCGCCTGCCTCGGGTTGTTGTCCCCTCACTTTCTATTATAACGGCGTTTGGGTTGCTTTTTGGTTTACGCGGGATAAACTTTTGACAATCTTTTGCGCCTTTGTCAACTTTTGCAACCGTTATGCAACCGAATGTAACCCGCTACCCGCCGCTTGATATGCAAAACGATATCCGCCCGACTATCCTGTTTATTCGCTTGTCCACCGCCTGCCGCGTTATGCACAAGTGCTTGGCGATATAATTGACCTCTGCCTTGTCAAAATATCTCATGCGTATAACCGCCGCATCGTTACTCTCTAACGCGTTTATCGCCTTTTCAATCGCGGTCAACTGTCTTTCGAGTTCGCCGCCGTCCTTTGAAGCGGAAGAATACGCTTTGCAAAAATGCCAGTCTTTCAGCAGCCTCTTTATCTCGCTTGTCGTCAAAAGCATTGGTTACCTCCTCTAAAATGTTGACCCACAACGTCTTTTCTGCATTTTGTAAAATCTCGTGCACCCGCGCTCGAATTGCCCGGTCGTTCTTTTCGAGCCACTCGACCGTGATTTGTTCTTTTGCCTGCGGCAGTCGCGTTTCAATCCATGCCCGTATTTGTCCGTCGTCCTCTGCCTCTTGCGTCCATTCGTCCGCCTCGCAAACGCCTTTCAAGTCCCATGTCTGCATCAGCCCGAACGTCTGCCCTCTATAAAAGAAAAGTTTTAATCGCTTACCGCTGTCCTCGTCGATATAGTCGGCGCGGAAGTAGCCCCACCACGGAATGCGACCCGCTCGCGTTTGGTGCGTTATGTATTCCTCGGTTTCACTCTTAAGCGTCCGCCAGTCGAACGCCTCCAAACCGACGCACTCGCAGACGTCACACTTCGCCTCGTCCGTTATGTTTGTTTTTTGAACTACCTCCATGCCATACCTCCGCTTACATTCGGGCTATAACCGCCCGCGCCTCACGGGCGCTCCGCACGACTTCGGCTATCCCGCCCGCCCGCTGTATTTGTTTAATGGTTATCGCTTGAAGCACCGTCAACTTGCCCGTCGCCGTTTTTACCTCGAATGCGACAAACCGTCCCTTTACGCAGGCGATAATATCGGGAATGCCTGCGGCACCGAACTGTCCGCCGTGCTCTTTCCAAAAGAAGCAGTCCTTGACCGTTTTCAAATATTCCTTTATCTGTCTTACGATTTCGTTCTCGTTCATGCTGTCCTCCGTTTTATAGGCGTTTCCGCCGTATGTTTTCTACTGTCATTCCGTCACTAAAAATAGAGTGGTAGTATCTATACAACCCCCTATACGCGCCCGCGCCTTGACCCCTCAATTAATGACAGTTGTGACGGTATGACAGTTATATTGATAGCGGCGTTTGTCGCGTCCGCCTTTCTCTCTACCTGTCATTCCTTCTCATCGCCGTTAAAGCGGAACTGCTTTTGACCGTATGCTTTTTTGTAAAAGGCGTATATTCGTTTTTTCGAGGTGCGTTTGTCCTCAACGCTTATGCCGTCGTAGTACAAATCCATTTTGTGTTTGTTAATCGTCTTGCCGACGCTTTCCTGCGATATTGCCTTTGCCACGCCGTCCATATCGAATGAAGCCATCATGAGTTCCGTCGGTGTTCCGCTCCACGAGTACGGTATTTTAGAAACAAGCCACTTTATTGTTTTTATCACGGAGTTGTCGTCGTACTCGGACTTCTTGCGCATCGCCTCTTGCTGTTCGGGCGTTCCGACTATTTCCCAACGGCAACTGTCAAGCGTGATAATTAGTTCGCCCGGCTTTATGCCCCTGCCTTTGAAGCGCATCTTTGCCTCCGCGTCCTCCTCGTTCTTTTTGGTAAGCGTTATGCCCGTGTCTACCGTGCCCCACAAACCGTTGCTACCGAGTATGTTGTTGAACGAGTCGCCCTCGTCCTTTGCCTTTCGCAAGTGGTGTATTAGCACCATAACGAGTTTGTTCTCAATGGCAAACTTCTTTATCTTTTTGAGTTCGCCCACGTCGTTTCCGTAAACGTCGCCCTTTTTAATTTCTTTGCCGCGTATGTTCTGCAACGTATCAATGACCACAAACCCGATGTCAGGGTGCTCCGAGAGTTCCTGTTTCAATTTCGCAAAAAAGCCCGTGTCCGTCTGTTGTGCGTCAATCGCAACGTAAGCATTTTCGGGCGGTGAACTCCCGACCGCTTTTGCGTAGTCAAGCATTCTGCCCTGCGCCGAGTTGTAGTTGTCCTCAAGCGAATAGTACAATGTGCCCATGCGCGTCGTTTGGTAGCCTAAGTAGTCCGTACCGTTCGCTATCGCAAAACACATCCCGAGTGCCATCCACGACTTTCCGACTTTGGGCATCGACGCTATCATGTGAAGCCCCTCGGGAAAAAGTCCCTTTATAGCCCACCGAAGCGGCGGCAGTTTCTTTCTGCAAAGTTCCGCGAACGAGATTGCGTCCTGCTCCGTCCTGTACTTTTCCTTTGCCGCCGTTACCGCCGCCTGTATGTTCTTTGCAAGCCGCGCCGCGTCCTTTTTCAAGAGGTCGTTCGGGTCCTTGCACTCGTCCATTATGTTGAGCGGGATAAATCTCGCGTTTTCCTCGAACAACAAATTCGCCAAGTCCCGCTGTGCCTTTTCGCCCGATGGATCGTTGTCAAGCGCGAGCACAAAAATACAGTTTTTATTCTTTGCTTTGACCTCGGAGACGAAGTTTTTCACGCCGCTTGTGCCTCCGAGTGCCACCGCCGTTCCGCCTGCCTGCGCGATGCTTATGGCGCAAAGTTGGCTTTCAACGACGAAAACAACGCCACCTCGCACAATCGCCGAACCGTTAAAAATCGGCTCGCTACCCCATTCCGCCGACAGCGGTTTTAAGAATGGTTTGTCGGGATTCGGCGGGTGAAGTAGCCTTGTAATTTGGTAGTCGAACGCCCTTGAATACGGAATGACGATGCCGTCCTTTTGGGTATCGTAACCCAAGAAAAACCTTGCAATAGTTTCGTCGGAAAAGCCGCGCTCTTTTTTCAAATAATCCGTCTTACCAATGTCCGCAATGCACCGCTTAATGTATGCCTTGTGTTCCTCTTTTGACGCATCGGTTATCGTGTTCGCCTTTTTGGCTTGCGCGGGGGCGTCAAGGTTTGCGTCAAGGCGCGTCGGGGTCGGCGGCGCGGGTTTTCTATCGACCCGAACATTGACGCTGCGGGCGGCGCGTTCTATGCCGCAGTAATCTGCAAGGATTGTTATTGCGTCGTCCGTTGAAACACCTTTAATTTTGGCGACAAAATCTATTACGTCGCCGCTCTCGCCGCACCCAAAACACTTGAAAAAATGCTCGCTTTCCTTGACGGAAAATGACGGCGTTTTTTCTTTGTGAAACGGACATAGTGCCTTGCCTTTGCTGTTCACTTTCAACCCGCCGAAGTGCTCCACGACAGCCGTTATGCTTGCCCGCTCTTTTATTTTGTCGATTAAACTTTCCGTCACTTTGCATCCTCCTCTATGCCTCGACCATGGTTGTTATCATGTCGTCCTCCCTTTGACTGTCGGGGCGACGGCTCCGCGTCCGCCACCCCCGCGCCCTGTGTTTTATTCCGCGTCGTCGCTTGCCTCAATTGCCGCCTCGGGGATCCTTTGCGCAATCGCTTTGACCTGTTCCACCAAACGGTCGATGATGCCGCGTTCATCCGCCGTCAAATTCCTGTCAACCGACAGCACGGCTTGGCTGTAAGAAATGCCACCCGCGTTCTGCGCTTTTTTCAAACTGAACTTGGTCACGACCTTGCTCGACTTTTGCCCCTTTGAAAGCAGGCGCGTAATGTACTTTGAAAAATCGGGTAAACTGCACGTCGGCAAGCTGAGTATAATCGGCAACGCCTCGCCAGCTCTTAAAATGTAAATCCTGCGTTTCTGCTTGCAAGCCTTTGCACCGTTCTCGCCGCTACCGAACTTGTTGTTCGGACACTCGGCGCAATGCTTGACCTCGCCCGTTTCCGCCTCGGTGCCCGTGTGCCCGTTGACGCTTGCGCAATCGGGCGGCGTGTTCCCGCCTGTGTACTTTTCTTTATAGTGAACGTGCACGGGGTGGTGATACAAAATGACCGCCTTAAATTCCTTGACCATGTCGGGGCTGTCGGGGTTGTCGCTCGGCACCTCGTATGCCAAGCCGCCGCCCGCGGGTATCTTGATGCGGTCGAACGAAAGCGTCAGCCCGTCCATTTCCTCCGCGAGCAGTTGCGCGAGATTCGCATTGTGTACGCCGTATTCAATGACGGCTTTCTCGGTTACCTGCACCGCATTTTTGGGTGCCTTTGATAATGCTTTGTTTTCCATGATGCTTAACTCCTTTTTTAGGCTTTGCGTCCTTTTCTTATTTGGATTGTTGTTTTCTCGGCGACCTTAATCAGTCCGTCGAGCCATTCGGGCATCTGCCCGTCGTTGTTTTCTTTGAGGTCGCGTACCGTTGCCGACAGCGTGTTCGTGTTGATCGTGAACAAATCCTCAAAGCCCTTTTCCCGCATGACCGCGTACAACTCATCCTTGCGTTCGGGTTCTGCGGCGGGGTATTCCTTGATCACAAGCGAATAGTTAAATCTTTTGTGGTTGAAGCCCGTCGATTCGTTCTCGATTAGGTCGGCGATAAGTTCCGCCGCCACGCTTTCAATCTCGGCGTTTATGCCTTTGACCTCCGCCTCTAACGCTGCCTTTTTGTCGCGCAGTTCTTTCAAAAACTCCGCTAACTCAAATCTTTTGTTTTCGTCCATTTGTTATCCTCCGGTAAGTTTTTTATAGTCGTCGACCATTAGGCGGGCGACGTCGCCTTTGTGCCGTAGTGCCTCCATGACCTTTTCGTCAACCGTTCCTTTGGCAACGAGGTGTATGTATAAGCACTTTTGCGTTTGTCCGATTCGGTGTATGCGGGCGCGGCTCTGCTCATAGTTCGCGTAAGAAAAATCAAGCGAATAGAAAACCGCAACGTTCGCCGCCGTCAGCGTTAAGCCCATGCCCGTCGTCTGCAGCTGCCCCACAAAAACCTTGCACTCCGGATCGGTCTGGAAGCGTTCGACTTGTTCCGCCCTGTCCGTGATGCCGCCGTGTATAACCGCGTATTCCGTCTTGCGCTTTTTGAGCAATCGCTCTATGGCGTTTATCTCGGGCACAAACCTTGCAAAAACCACGACCTTTTTCCCTGCGTCCCCGCACTCGTCGAGTACGTCCTCGAGCGCGTCCAACTTTGCGCGGCTGACCTCTTGAACTATCCCGTCCGCGTCGTCCCGTATAAATCCGCCCGTGCATTGCGAAAGCCTCAAAAGCCTTGTGAGAACGTTCCGCGTCGTTACCTGGCCCTGCATCAGTTCCGCGTAGCTATCCTCGTCAATGTTGCGGTAAATCGCTTTCGCGTTGCGCTCCAATTCAACCGCCCGCACCTCATCTATCTTGTCGGGCAATTCCACCGCGTCCTCAATTCTTATCCGAAACGCTATTGAATGCGCCTTTGTCACGAGTTCCGCCATATTCTTGTACCCGACGATTTGGTGGTTTCCATAGCCGCCGATGATTGCGTACCGTGCGCGGAAACTGTAAAAACTCGTCCCGAACACGCTATCATCAACAAACTTGTATTGACTGAAAAAATCAAGCGGTGAGTTCGTAATCGGTGTGCCCGTCAAAATCGCTTTGTACTTCGCGCTTTTTCCGAGGTTGTGTAACGCCCGCGCCTGTTTCGCCTGCGGGTTCTTTATCTTGCTTGACTCGTCGCAAACGATGAAGTCGGGTTTCCACTTGCCGATTTCCGCCTCGAGCCGCCACGCGCTCTCGTAGTTCACAATCACGACCTGCAAGCCTCCGCCCGTCATGTGACGTAGCGCGTCCGCTTTCTTTCCGCTGTCACCCGATAAAGCCACCGCGCCGTACTCGAAGTCCGCAAACTTTTTGAGTTCCGCCTCCCAAACGCCGACAATACTTTTCGGGCAAACGACAAGTAACTTGTTTATCCTCCCGCCCTCGTGCAATGCGCCCGCCACCGCTATCGTGATGACCGTCTTGCCCGTGCCCATGTCTGCCAAAATTGCAACCCCGCGCCTGTCGCTATCAAACGACGCAAGCGCAAAATTGAACGCGGCTATTTGGTGGCGGTAGGGCGCGGCGCGTATTGGCATACGCTGTACCGGCTTGACCTCGACCTCCCTCGGCTTGTCCGCCTTGAAAACGTCGCGAAGGTCGCCCGCTATTTCCGCGCCGAGCATTTTTACAAGCGCGGCGTTCTGCTCCGTCAGCGGTATGTACCACACCTTTTCCTCCGCGTCGTACCGCCTGCCCGCGACTTCTTTTATGCTTTCGCGGTAGAGTAAACTTTCGCTAAGTTTTATTTCGTCGCCGTACCTATCAGCTCGCATATCTCGTTCGCCCCCAGTCGATTGCGGCGACTATTACCGCGTAACCGAAAACCTCCAGTAACGCCCTTGCGATTTGGCAGTTTGCCGACCGCTCGCCGCTCGCTATCTTGCTAATCATCGAAACCGAACAGCCGAGCCTCTGCGCAAGCCACGCCCATTTCAAATTGTTACTTCTTGCCGCTTGTGCGAGTTTCTCTTTGTGAAACCACATTGCCGTTTCCTCCCTTAACCTCGTCGAGTAGCCGTTTCAGCCCCTCCGCCTCTTTGCCCGCCGCGCCGCTTTCGTCGTCGGGGGTCACTCGTATCTTGACGGGCTTGTCCGTCGTTATGGTGATACTTACCTTGCCATCCATGTCTTTTGCCTCCTCTTTTTTCGGTGGGTTTTTACCCTCTCAAGAGTTATGGAATTTCGAGGGGGCGCTTGTCGCGGTTGTTTTGAAAAATTCCTTATAAAAGTTTTTTCAGCGTCCTTTTTATCGTTTCAATTTGCCGCGCCGCGTTGCTGTGGTGTATGCCGAAAATTGCGGCAATTTCTCGCGTTGTCTTGCCCTCGTAAAAATAAAGGCGGACGACCTCTTGCTGTTTGGCGTCCAAACAGGCGACCGCCTGCCGCACCCGCTCCGCGTCGTCCTCCCTCTCAACCGAACCTTGCACGTCGACGGTTTCGTCCGTCAGCTCCCATTCGTACTCGTCGCTCAAATAGTCAATCGACGTTTCTTTGGCTTTGCGCATCTTGAACTTGCGCTCGTTGCTGTCGAACTTGCGGTTTATGTCAACGATAACCTCTGCCTGTTCCGCCGTTACCTCGACCTCTACGGTCTTTCCGTTTGCGAACTTGTAGTTGATTGTCATTTTGAATTCCTCCGTTTTTTGTTTTTGTATTCGATTGTTCGCAATGCGCGAACAATAAGGGTAAAAAAATAGCCGAACGAAAATCCCCGCGTTTGGGGATTCTCGTCCGGCTATTCGGCACTCGATTGGTTACGGTACTCTTGCACGGCTCTGCCGTTATTCAGTTGTCGGTTGCTTCGCTATCCGTATGAACTATGAATGGTGTCGGGCGGCGACTTGTCCCGCGCAAAAACGGGTACGTCTACGATTTGTTTGCAATGCGGGCATTTTAGAGTAATGACCGCCGTGTCCCCGTCCCTCGCGTCAAAGACACGTTTCCCGCAACTCGGGCACGGGTACTTGTCTTTCTTTTTCTCGTTTGCTATCTTTTTCATTGCTCCTCGCCTCTCATGTTTCGCAAACTGCGAACGCAAAGGTAAAAAAATATATACCCCTCGCGGACTTTTAGTCCGCAAAGTCTTTTATGCACTGTATGCGCTTATACATTGCCTTGTCTAAACCGCGTATGACCTGTAACTCTTGAAGCCTTATCCTTGCCGCCGTATTCGAGGTAACAAAGAACTTGGCGACCCGTTTCCACAATGCCTCCGCCATGTCGTAGTCGTCCTCGTTTGCAACTCGAATTACTTCTAAACGGTGACCTATGTCCCGCATCAAACACTCGCGGGAAAATTTTAGAACCGTTGTTCTCGGCAACTTCAAACAAGCGGCGAAATAATCCGCTTGCCATTCCCGCCAGCTGAACGGCGTTGTCCTCGTGCGGCTCGGCATTGCCACGTTTAGTTCCGACGCCGTATTGTGACAAGTTATGATTCCGCTGTTTTCGCCGTAATCAATAAGCGACGGCGGATGCATGACAGCGTGTCCGACCTCGTGCGCAATCGAAAATTCGCCCCTCCCCCGTTGTTCAGGCGCGGTTAAAGCAATATCAAATAGCATTGTGTTTTCTTTGACCTTTATGTACTTTATGTCGTTACGCTCCGCATCATAAACGGGCATTTGCCCGCTGTTGAACGCTATCGTGCCGAGTATGGATTCGTTGTGCGTCAAATGCTCGTAACGCAAAGTATAGCCGAGCAAAAGCTCCGCCACCTCGTCCGCCATGATAGGCATGGGCGTCAGTAGCGCCTCGCGATTGTGCGCCGCTATGCACCGCGTGGCGATTTGACTTATTTCGCTCTTGTTTAGTATGAGTTGTCCGTTTTCGTATCGGAACGCTTTATAGTCAATCACCCTTACGCTTTGCCTCCATTTGTTTGATAAATGCCTCCCACTCGGCAACGCCTGCACCTGCGTCCCTTGCAGTCCGCAATGCCCGCACCACGACCTGCCTGTCCTCCCCTTTGACGTAATCCGACAAGTCCTCAGGTATCGCCGTATTACGCGCCGCCGCCGCTAAATCGTATGCCGTCGCTGTTTCCTCCTCGTCGAGCCGCAACGCGGCAATCATTTTGTCGAGCAACTCTGTATTCTCGGGTGCGAGCCTATTCTCGTTTTCAATGTCGCTTAAATGACCGAGTGCCATGCCCGCTATCTCGGCGTATTTGCGTAATGTTAAACCTTTTTCCAATCTTTTCCTTTGTATATATTGTCCGAATGTCAC